GATCTACATATTTCGATTTAAAAAGGAGGTACCCATATGGATATCATTAATTTCGTAGATGAATTCGGCGTACCCCATTGCGTCGAAGTAGAGCAAAGTTCAAAAGAAGAGTATGATAGATTTGGAGGTTCCGAAATCACATTATCAACTAACACATTTTACGATGAGACACAATTAGACAGAGGAGAAGAAATTATGTTGAAACTAAACCCTGGCGTTATCTATGACGCAAACGAGAAACCTTTTATCTTAACAAGTGGTGGTCTTGCACTACCTATCAGTGCTGAAACTGAAGTAGAGCTTCACAAATGGGAATATGAAAGAGTAGCAGCTTATATCGAAGAGAAAGCTGCAATCATTCAAGAAAGAGCTATGAAGATCTTTAAAGAAGATATTGAACCAGCTCATGAACAAATGATGGCTGAGAAACATCACCATCAATGTGGTTGTGGTTGTAACCATGATCATAAATCTAATAATGGGTACTTTGGTAATCTTATTGCTAAGTATATGGGAACTGGTGAACCACAAGAGAAACCATATGACCCAGTAGCTGAGAATAAGATTCGTAAACCTAAACCAAAACCTTATAGTGGAATCTTTGGTCGTTATGTAAATGGAGATGCTCCTAACCCAATTAAGGAAGTTATAGCTCCTGAACATCATCAAGACTTCACTAGTAGTTTAAGATACTACATTGATCCAAATGGTGTAGTATATGTCCATCATACTAAGACTGGTGCAACTGATATTGCAGATGCTGGAGAGATTGATGTATTATATCGTCACTGTCCACAATTTAAAGTAGAGTATGATAATATGGTTAAGAGTCGTGTAGGTCAACCAATCTACACAGGTAATCCTATTCAAGATATGATGAATGGTATGGGAGGATTCGCTAGATGATAAAAACAGATAGCTCTGGACAAGTAGTCGGATTCAGCTTATCCGACCTTAATAATCCAGAAGCGATGGATATCATCCGTGGTAAGATTAAAGCATCTGAAAGTAGAATTCGTAATGAGTTCATGGCTCAGACTTTATCTTTACGGAATGAGTATATCAATCGTTTGAATAATATTGTGTGTGGTGTACACATTAGACCAGTTCCATGGAATGAATCTACTGATGAGAATGAAATCCATGAGTTCTTGAAAACACACCCTGAGTATCAATTAGATTACAATCTAGAATTGTATGAAGAAAAGATGCTTAGTATGGGATTAGATCCTACTGAAGGAATGTTTAGACAATTCCCTCCTGGGACTGCAGTTCTATCTTCTGGTGCAGGAAGACATCTTGCTTATATGGAACAGCTTAAAGAGCAAGAAGGTCTTAATATTCCTGACTTAGAAAACTTCATGGTTGGTGTATCTAAACAAGCTGATCCTGAAATAGATACAACAACTGATGAAGAATTGAATCAAATGGTACAAAATACATATATAGCTGATCAATATCAAATGCAAGCAGCTATTGGATTACCTCCAATGCTTCCAAATGGTCAGTATAACTTAGATGCATTGAACGTACCTTTCGGTTGTACAATTCCTTTGATGGAAGTTCCTAAAAGAATTTATGACCTAACTAACTTGCAACCTCCAAGAGATATCTCTGCAGAGATGCAAGACCAATCTATTCCTTATGAAGAAAGATTGGCTACTTATAATGCGATGGTTAAATATACTAACGAGTATAATGAATACATTAAAGGTGCTTGGTTTGAAGAAAACAAACAAGCAATCTATAATGAGATCCGTGCTCTTATTGACCAACGTAATACGATTCTCTGCTCTCAATGGACTTATATGCAACCTCAAGTAAGAGCCAGCTGGGAAAGAGAAATCAATAATATTAATAATCGTATTCAAGAACTCCAACAAAACATACCTAACCATCCAATGGATGACTTCTATAGATATGAACAACAAATCCTTGAATACAACTATCAAGTTCAAAAGTATAATACTAATAAGCTCAAGTATGAGCATTATAAGTATGAGCAATCTGTAAAGAATAATCCTAATATGGTTACATTCATTACAGCTGAAGAACTTCAAGCAAATGGCTGTTACTTTGATAGTAAAGTCAAAGAATGGGTAGATCGTACAGGTCGTCCATTAAATCCTGAGCATGCTCGTATATATGACGAAATGAATAGAATTAAGTCTCAAATGGAGATTAATGCTGAAGCTAAACAACGTCGTGATGAATATACTGAACAAATGTTTATGGTTAATAGTATGATCAGAGATTGCTTTAACCATTTAGGATATACAGTCGAAGATGCTAATGAAGTTGTTGATAGCGATCCATTTGGTATGATGCATGACTTGAATTATAATCCATACTATCAAACAGATGGTACATGGAATAGTTTTGTTAAACGTACAAGTCCTCAAATGGGTGGTAATGCTTATGACCCAGTAGCAGATAAAGATGTTAATGACTTGACTCCAGAAGAGTTCGAAGCATATACTAAACGTGCTGAAACGTTAGCTAGAAATGCTAGAGCTGCTAATGTGATTCCAATGTCTGAACAACAAATTCTTTATATGCAATCTCGTAGAGGTGCAGTAGGTCCTAATGGAACGATCCGTGTTTATAGTATGAGATCTCCATTCACTGCTAAACTTCAAGAGATTAATGAACGTCGTCAACCAGGTGAGCATAAAGGCTTGATGAATATGTTTGATACATACTCTGAAGCAATGCCAGCCTATAACTATTCTTTAACTCATGTACGTCCTAGAGATTTAAGCGGATTCTATGATCATGGTCAATTCAATGATGCTATTGAAAACTATGCTCATAAAACTCGAATCAGTAGAACTAGTGACTTGCTTAATGAGTTAGATGATAATGCAGCTTTTGCTGATGCTATGAATAATGGTATTCTTGGATTATCTTTACCTGATGAAATGGGATATAACTATAATAGACGTAGAGTAGCTTTTGATAACTCTATCTTAGAGCAAATGGAAGCAACTAATAAACCATTCCCTGAAGGCGCTAGAATTAAAGATCCAGAAACTGAAACTTATGATGATAGACCATTGAAAGAGATTCAGAAGGAAGTATATGGTAAAGCTATGGATAGAGCAGCTAGACTTAAGCAATACTTTGCTCCTGAATTAGGAGGTACATGGGATGCAACTGCAGTCAACGATAATTGATGATTTGACTGGCAACTTAGATAACTCCAAAATCAATAGTAGGTTATATCATGATGCGGATATCTACCAAAGTATGAATACATTCACTACATTGGAGGAGTTATTCGAATCTATTGAAGGTCCTTGTGTGTATGACTTCTTTAACGATGATGAATTAGCATTGATTAAGAAGATCATCTTTGATCGCAAGGATAAAGCCTTCAAGAAGAAGTTCCAGAAGCTAGATGCTATCATTAAACCAAAAGGGTTTAAGAGATCTGGTTGTGGTACAAACCGTGTTGTTTATGAGCCACTTGATGATAATGCTACATTCTGTATTAAGATAGCATTAGATAAGGCTGGTTCTAAAAACAATCCAGATGAGATCGTAAACCAGAAGTATCTAAAACCATTTGTGGCTAAGTGTTTTGATATTAGCCAAGATGGTAACGTTGGTATATTCGAACGAGTAGTACCAATAGAGAACCTCTATCAAATGTGGTCAGTACGAGAAGATATCTATAGAATAATGGAAACCATTGTTGGTAGATTTATCATAGATGACTTTGGTACTAAAGCATTTAAGAACTGGGGTTTAAGAAAAGGATTTGGTCCAGTGTTACTTGACTATGCAGACATGTATATTCTGGATCCAAAGATTTTATATTGTACTCATACATTGAATCTAGATACAACCGAGCAATGCCGAGGGGAATTAGATTATGATGATGGGTTCAACAATATTATATGTCTTAAATGTGGCGGGATTCATATGGCATCTGAATTCAAAGATGGTCGTAAGAAGATCGCTTTATTTACAAGAAAGAGGGAAATAGACATGACTATGAAGATCCAAATTTTCAAAAACGGAGAATTATATTGGGATAACGATCATGGTGTTTACACTGATGAAGTTAAAGTAAATGATTCTGTCGATAATAAGTTAGACATCACTTCTAAATTAGATCTTGAAGAGATTGATAAGATGAAAGAAAACTTAGCTAAACTAGAAGCTAAGTCTATTGTCAATGAAGAAAAAATTCGTAAGTATTATGAAGATATGCATAGAGAAACCGAAGAGTTTAAGAAAAAGAAAGCTGAAGAATTTCATAAAGAAGAATTGAAGCCTAAATTAGTTATTGAAGTCCCAGCAATTAATCCAGCTCCTCCACGTATCAATAAATACTTCGCACCTAAACCAGAAAGACCTGCTCGTGACTTAGAAAATACTATGCATAATAAGGCTCTAGAGAAGTTATCTGAGGACATGAAAAATCCTCAAAATGTGATTAAGATGAATCCTATTCACATTGAAAGCAAGGCATCTGAGCCTGTAGGAATTGATACTGATGGTGACATTAAATTAGAAGAGAAACCTGTAAAGGAGAAAGAAGATATGTTATTGACAATTGATCAAATTAAAACTTTAGGTGAATTTATTGGTGAAGCTGCAGCAGATATTGAATCCGTTGTAGGTACCGAAGATGCTTATAGCTATAATGAGATCTTAGAGTTAGATAAACAATTCACACGAATCTTGAAAGATCTTGATGATTCTAAAGTAATGCGTATTGAGGATCTTCTTCCAGATGTATTCTATGCTTACATTGATAGCGACATCAAGAAAGATAATGAAGTTCGTGTTGGTGACTTCCGTGAAGCATTGGGTGATGAATTAGCTAATGCTGCTACAATCATTCTAAATATTAAGTTGGACATTGAATCTGAATTCGAAGAAGAAGACGAAGAAGAACAACCTAAAGTTCGCCGTCGTCGTATGTCCACAAGTGATCGTTACTAAGAGGTGATTCGATGAATGGAATTACGTTCACAAATGATCCAACACTAGCTGCACAAGCTAGTGTTGATCCTGGGACGAGAGTGGTTATTGTAACTGAACATGCTCCAGCAGTTCTATTACAGAATCCTAATGTAGTTAAGCTTCCAGTATTACTTCCACCATTCAATGTAGTATCAGTCTATGTAGATTATGGTGAAGATGCATTCAAAGAAGCTTACTTGTCTTATTTGAATCAAGTAGATATCATTATGAATATCTTTCTTGTGGGTGCAGCTATGCATAATAAGAATGTAGTAGTATATACTACAGATGAAGAATGGAGTAAAGATAGTATTCCATTTATGGACGTTCTTATGAGTGTATTTGCAGCGTCTTTACAATTGCAGATGACTTATAGTGGTCCTAATATGGTATCATTCATTCCATCTGTATTTAGTATTGGTTACGCTGTAACTAACTTATTCCAATATGGATATATCAATGAGCAAAGCTATGTAAGATATATGGCTAATACTTCATTTGATAGAAATACAGTTAACTCTTATCTCTTGAGTAAGAATATCAAGTTAGATGATGAAGTTCCTGTAGAGTTACAAGATAAAGCATTCCAAAATATTATAGCTGTTAAGTCTGAAGATCCAGACTTGACTCCTGCATTGATGGGTGATTAGAATGAAGTTTGTATTTTGTACAGAACCGATCTATCAATATTATCGATCATATTTATATGCAGATGATAAAGATAAGTTGGATAAACAACTCATGGTAGAATATGGAGACTATAAAGACTTCTGGGATCTAAAACAACAGCAAGATGCTTTACCAGAGAATATCTTTGTAGCCGAATTGACATCAAGAGATTATCCAAGAAACCCATGGAATTATGTTAGTCAGCTTATCTCTAAGCTGACTTATCAGTATCTTATAGATAGCCCAGATTTTGAAACAATCTTTAGTGAAGTATTGTTTAATCAATCTGAAGTAGAGTTCTATGAATTCTATAAAGCTATCTTTAGATTCTATAATGGTTCTGAAGTATTCATCATTGTAAGCAATGATGAATATTCTGATATGGTTACTCAAATGATGTGTAATGTAATTAGAAGAACGTATGGTATACATCCACAGATCATTTATGATATGGATGATGTATATAGTATACGTGATGATATAGACTTCTCTCCTCAAGGAGCTCAACTTGCATACTTGCAACGTTCAGCTTATTATAAACTTGAGGCTAAGAAGAACTTTGAACCATTACAAATTTGGTATCCATTTGATATGAATACATATACAAATGCATTGGAGTAAACAATGAGATTTTCATCTATTGATATACTTATAGGTGATACTATCTATAAGTATACATCAGAGAATAAAATGGACTGGTCTTATCATTTAGATAAGATTGAACCAGAAAAGATTTTATATCTTGATGAATGCAATCTAGTATTAAATGATATCGACTTAGATGACGATAATCTTAAAGTAGATGAATACGATAACTTTATTAGAGTTGGTGAATTTATATTAATGACAAAACAAGATATGTTTGGAGTGAAGCAAGCTATAGTCGGATTAGATCCACATAATATAGAGCTTCATAAAGACTACTTTATTGCATTGATATTTAAAGTAATGAATATGGTTTCCAAAAACAATATTCAACTTGCTATTGATACACTAAGAGACTTCTACCGTGACTATGTGAACGGTGAACTCAATATAGAGTATTATAGAGAATTCAACTTACAATCTAAATTTAAAGTATCCAGTATGAACTACATTTATTATATCGATTCAGATCTAGTTGATTTTAAATCATTAGATATTAGCTATAATGAGAAAGTACTAAGATATATATCTTCTCTTATTTGGGGAGTATATGGAAAAGTATAAGTATATCCACTAGGAGTTAAACTCCTAGTGGTTTTCTTTTTTTGTTATTTTGTAATAGTTGGTATTCTTGATTGCATATTATTAAGGTGATATAATGATATAGTATTTATTTAGTGTTAGGGATTTACTATGATCCCAGAAAGAGGTATATCATGAAACGTACTCACGAATTTAAAATGTCTAATGTAAAAGCTTCCATGCAACGTCATCCAAAATTATGGGTTGCAGCAAGTTTCGTTGCTACATTTGTAGCAGTTGTTGATGTAGTTAATACATTGAAAGGTGGTAACAAATAATGTTTATCGTAAAAGACCAATTCGGCTACACTATTGCTGTATGTAATAACTTTGATAATGCAGTAGATGCTGCAAGACGTTTTACTTCTAAAGATCCATACGTAGGCAAATCTGCATATGTATTAGAAGGTGGTGTTGATGTATTTAGAACAACAGTAGATGAGATCGGATAATAAAATAATAAGGAGGATGGGAATATTCCCATCCTCCAAAGTTATTTATTTTTTTTACTTGTAGCACCATTATTGTTGATTGCTGTATATGCAGTGACTGCTAGGAATATCTTCTTAGCAATCAAGTCAGGAATAATATCTTCTTTATAGAAGAGTCTAAGCTTATTAAGCAAGTTAATAGAAATACGACCACTAACACTCTCCATAACAAAGTTACGAAGTTCTTGTTCTAGTTCAGTATTAATATATTTAGAATCTTGAATATTATTCATAACAGTGAATTCTTGAATAGATTCATTTATAAATGTATCAATAGTCTGTGTCATTTCATCTAGTGAAGTAGACATAGACATTTGAATCAAATCTAATTCTCTTTTATTTTTTTCCTTATAAGAATTAG